ACAGAGGAGGACTAAAAGTTATGATGATTTTGAAGTGTAGATTAACAACGATTGAGGCAATGCTTGGAACTGCAAGTAATAACAAAGAAATACATAGTGAATTTATTGCAAGCCATGCGCCCGATGCGCCGAGCAGAGAGGAAGAGATTGAGGCTGTAGGCGTAGAGGAAACGATAGAAAAAGGCATGACTGTATTCCCGAGAAATAAGGACGGGCAGCCTATCCTATGGGACTACCAAATTAAAGGATTTTTTAAAGATGCCTGCGGTTCCCTGAGGAAGATAAAGGAAAGCAAAAGCAGCGGCATCAGAGCGTACAAAAAAGAGATTGACGGATTGATTTTTATTGAGGAAAGAGAAATTTTAATTCAGACGAAGGAGCCCATTGAAAGCTGCCAGAGACCCTTGCGGGCGCAGACAGCGCAAGGTGATAAAAACAGTCTGGCGAACAGCGAAGAAATTGCAGCGGGAGCTGTTATGGAATTTTCTATTATAGTAATGTCGGATGGTCTTGTGCCGGCGGTGAAGGAATGGCTGAGCTATGGCAAGCTGCGTGGCCTTGGGCAGTGGCGCAACAGCGGGAAGGGTAGATTTGTCTGTAAGATTTTGGAGGAAAGATTGGCAGAGTTTGCAGACATTCTGGAATAAGTGCGATAAGTGCGATGGAACGGCAATGGGATGTAGGGCGGGGCAATGGCAAAGCATAGACTGGCGCAGAGGCGCAAAGGCAGAGCATGGAAGTAGAGCATAGAAAAGCAGAGAACTGAAATACAGAGCAAAGGCAATGAGGGGAAATGAGAGGAAATGAGAAGCAATGGCAAGGCGAGGCAAGGTGGGGCAGGACGAAGCAAGGGCATGGCACCGTAACGCCAGGCAACGAGCATACAATAGAATCAAAGAGGAGGGATAACTTGCGGAAAGATATTTTGGTTCAGTATTGTGACTTGCAGCAGGAAGCGAAGGATATACGAAAGAGAATTGAGAAAACGCAGGCTCGGCTTAATAGAATTCAAAGGGGTGGAACGGTTCTCGATTCAGTCTCTGGGACAAGAGCAGATGGGACCATCGGGAGTATCAGGATAGAAGGATTTCCTTTTGGAGATTTCAATAAACAATGGGAGCACCTTAACAGATATGCGGAAAGTCTTTCGGCAGCGGAAGCAAAGCTGCTGGAGCAGGCAGCGGAGGTTGAGCAGTACATAAGAACAATCGAGGACAGCAGGATGCGGCGAATCATTCAATACAGAGTAATCGATGGACTGTCATGGTATGAAGTGGCGGACAGGATTGGAGGGAAGGCAACGAGTGAGAGTTGTCGGAAGTATTTTGAAAGATTTTTAGAAAAATGCTGAAATGTCCTACATGTCCGCCGGAAATGTGGTAATGTGATATTAGCCCGAAAGGGCATAGTGAAACCCCCGTCCGATACACAAGAAATTGGAACTCTCCGTTTAATCCTACAAAAAAAGAGGCAAGAAAGAGGTATCTGTTGAAGATGCCTCTTTTTTGTGGAACAAGTTTGATTGATTGCTGTGTCCAAGGTGGTGTCATAAGAGGGATTAAGAATTAAAAGCACTCTGATAGTATCGGGGTGCTTTTTTCGCGCGAAGGTGGAGGATATTATGTTAAAGTCATGTCCGTATTGTGGGAAGATTCATGATAAAAAATATAATTGCCCGAAGAAGCCGGTTAGGCAGCGGCAGGATAATAGGCAAAGCAAATTCCGTTCTACATACAAATGGACGAAGAAGGCGCAGGCAGTGAAGCGGCGGGATGGTTATCTGTGTCAGGTGTGCTTGCGTGGTCTGTATCATCCGGAACGCCAGTATGAGACAGAAGGTCTGGAGGTGCATCACATTCAGACGGTAGCATCCTGCTACGAGAAACGGCTGGATGGTTACAACCTCCTTACACTTTGCAAGCGACATCACAAGATGGCTGATGCAGGAAAGATCCCTGCAAAGGAGCTGCAGATGATTGCAGCAGAGCAGGAAGAGAAGTGAGGGGGCACACGGAGTACCCCGGAGGGGGCAAGTCTGAAAAAAGAAAAGGCTTCCAGACGACAACGCTGGCTCTGTGTAAAAAATATTCCCAAAATGGAAATTTTGTTAGGAGGTGGTGCCTGTGGGCGGAAGACCATCAAAACCGGTGGCGGTTATCCGAAAAGAGGGAAAGAGCCACAGAACGAAAGCGGAATTGAACGCCAGAGAAAAGGGCGAAGCCGCATTTGCTACGGGCATCCCCATAAAAGAGAAGGAAGAAACGAAAAAGAATGTGGTTGCACATAAGGAATTTCTTCGGGTAACAAAGCTGCTGAATAAAATTGAAAAATGCGATGCCCTATATGAGAACATCATCAACCGCTACTGCCTTCTTTATGCGGAATGTCGTGATTTTGAAGAAAAGCGAGAGAGATTCTATAGAGACCTCTGGGAAATGGAGGAGGGAAAGGAGAATGGCGATTTTGAGGACAGCCCACGCACCTATTACAAGCTGAAAAATGATATTCAGAAGAATATCGTCAATTTGGATAAGCAGGTGCAGGCGAAGCGCAAAATGATGATGGCAATCGAAAAAGAAAGCATCATGACATTGGCGGCGGCTATGCGGAGTGTGCCGAAAACACCGGAGAATGAAACGAATCCACTTCTGGCAATATTGGAGGGTGGTAAGAGTTGAGTATTGAAACGAACAAGGCTTATGCGTATGCACAATGGTGTGTGCAACCGGAAAACAGAAAGGTAGGCATTTATATAAAAAAACAGGCAGAAAGCTGGCTGAGGGTTGCAGACGGAGAAGATGCAGAAGCCTTTGTGGATGAAGCGGCAGTAGAACGTGTAAACAATCTTCTGCGTGTGATAACGCACCCGGATTTAGGTTGCTCCATGGATGAGGGAATGGAGCGGTACGCATGGTTTTTAATAATCGCAACGCTCTGTACGAAAAAAAGAGATTCCGAAAACAGGGACATTCGGTACTACGAGACTGTTTTGCTGGAAATCAGCAGAAAGAACTTCAAAACAT